AGGAAGTCATAGCTGTTACTATAATATATAACAGTGCTTGCCTCGTTCAGTGTAATACCATAGCCACCAGTCTTTGGATGACCAACAAAGAACCGCAACGGGCTGTCTGGGTCTTCAAAGCGTTTAACAATATTTTGCCTGTCTTCTTGCTTAGTCGCACCATAATACGCGGCTACCGAATCAGCACCATAAACAGCCGTAAGATTTTTTATTATCTCTTGTATGCCGTACACATAATTACACCATATAATAGCTTTGCCTGAGTTCTCTTCTACGACGTTCATCAGCTCAGTAATTCTATTGTTATCAAGAACTTGCAAACGACCTTCGTCGCTTTCAAGATAACCACAACATATCTGCTGTAAGCGCATAAGCTGAGTTAACACACTGGCTGTTGTTGCAAGCTCGCCACGCTCTAGTTGTGCCAGTGCGAATCGCCTCATTTGCTCATAAATCGTAGTCTGCTCACTAGTCAAAGCGACGTTTCTTTTTACATAAATCTTGTCAGGTAAATCCAGACAGTCCTTCTTTAATGTCCTAGCAGAAAACCCTGTAAGTATGCCGTTCAGCTCATCTAATCTTCTATAGCCTACTATGTCGTTGAAGCTACGGCTACCAAAGGTTTTGCGCTGTACAACTGCATATCTGTTCTGAAAAGCAAAATAGCTAGACTGACCAAGAGCCATGGAATCTAAAAAACCGCACTGAGAAAACAAATCCATTGGCGATTTAGTTACAGGCGATCCTGTAAGTATACGCTTGTATTTAGCGTACTTACTGATTTGTAATATGTTCTTGGTTCTATTAGCTTTTCTATTCTTAATAGTTGTGCTTTCATCTATAACCATGATGTTGTCTTCGTTCTTTCGTAAGAAATAGTAAGCCGCCTTCTTGCCCCTGTCTGAGCTGAAAGCCTCTATATTCATAATTAGAAACTTAACACCGGCCATAGTATGAAACACAACCTTTTGCATATCGTCCTGAAACTTCTTAGCCTTGCTTGGTTGCCAACGCACCACGAACCTTTCTATCTCGTCAGGTAAGTGATTCGGTATCTCTTGTTTTACCCAGTTATCGTACACACCCTTGGGTGCAATTATCAGTGCAGAATCTATTTCGCCTTCTAATTTAAGCTTGCCAATCGTATCAATAATAACTTTTGATTTACCTAAGCCCATCTCCATAAACAAGGCGTAGTATGGTCTTTTCCAACTGTCATCAATGATTTCTTCCTGATGCTTGAATGGTTTTGTCTTATAGATATACATTTTTTATCTCCGTGCTTGACATATAAGATAAACCTTTTATATTCTTATATCAAGACAATAATAAAAGTCTTTAATCACGAAACACGAAAGGAGATGTTATGAGTGATTTAATGCAACAAGTAGAGGCGGATGCACAAAGCCTCGGCGATCTAAGTGATCTTTCTACAGATAAACTTAGTAGCGTAGCTGAGACAGCTGAAAATATTAAGCAAAAAGAAGATGAAGTATTCCAGCTTGAGGAGAAACTCAAACAGGCTAAAAAAGATCTGCTTAAAATGACAGATGAAGATTTGCCTATGTTAATGGAAGAGATCAATCTTGAAAGCTTTACGTTATCAGATGGTTCAAAAATAAATATAACCCCAACATACGGGGGCACAATCAAGGTTGACGATAGACCTGAAGCACATCAATGGCTCAGAGATAATGGTTTTGGAGATCTTATTAAGAACTCTATAGCCGCAGAGTTTGGTATGGGCGAAGACAATCTAGCTAAGGATTTTTATGAAACAGCTTTAGCTAAAGGATTAAATGTTAATCAAAAAGAACAGATCCATAACATGACACTGCGTTCTTGGGTAAAAGAACAGACAGAGGCTGGTAATTCTATTCCGTCTGTGTTTGGTGCATGGACAGGTCGAAGAGCTAAAATCACAAGGAGTAAATAATGTCGAATGTAGCTAAAAAGAAACCAGCAAAGGTTGTTGGTATAGATCAATCAATATTTGAGAATGACTCAGGTCTTGGTAATTCAGAAATAGATCAGGACGTACTTGGTATTCCTTTTCTAAAAACTAACTTATCGCCTGCCGTATTAGATGCAAACAGAGGTGCATTGAAAGGCGATATGTATAATACTGTAACTGGTGAAATATACAATGGAACAGAAGGTGTGTTAGTAATACCGTGTCACTTTCAAAGACGTTTCATTCATTGGTCCGCACTTGGCGACGATCAAAAAGCACCGATTGCAATCTACGACAAAGCATCTGACTGTCCAAAAACAGATAGGATAAAGAAAGATCAAGGCGATAATAAAGATTATTTACTTGATGGTTCTGGTCACTACATTGAAGAGACACACCAACATTATGTCCTTGTCTGCAAAGAAGATGGCACCACAGACGCTGTGATGATTGCTATGAAAAGCACATCACTAAAGAAAAGCCGTCAGTGGAATATGTTAATCCAAACCAGACGTAAGCAAAGAGCTGATGGTTCTACTTTTCAACCACCAAGGTTTTTGTATCTTTATAAACTTTATACTGTGATGGAAAGCAATGCTAAAGCAAGCTATGCCGTATGGGAGGCTAAGTTAGAAAAAGAATTATCTAACATCAATGTCTACAACGAAGCTAAAGCTTTTGCTATGTCTATAGAGAAAGGAGCTGTTGAAGTTAAGCACGAGCAAGAAAACCAAGACACTCCAGTAACTGAACCGCAAGCTAAAACTCAGCAACCGGCTGATGAACCATTGCAGAAAGATATACCGTTCTAGTCATGTGGGAAACTTTTAGTTCAATATTTGATGGACTGGAAGAAGCCTTCGGAACGTATAAGATAGATAAGACCCAGACCAATGGTAAAAAGTCTGGAAGAGCGTCCCTAGTAAGGGAAGTACGGACTAAGGATCATTGGTTGGGTCATCTGTCAGGCAAAGGCGACTCTCTCGGTATCATTCCGATCAACGCTAACTCACAGTGTAAGTGGGGGTGCATAGATATAGATATGTATCCACTAGACCACAATGTGTTAGTACAGAAGATCAGAAAGATGAAACTACCTCTGGTTGTGTGTAGATCAAAGAGTGGTGGCGCACATTGTTTCTTGTTCTGCACTGACTGGATTGATGCCAAAGATATGCAACAGACATTACAACACATATCCGCATCTCTCGGTTATGGCCAAAGCGAGATATTTCCAAAACAGATAAAACTGCATCTCGATAGAGGAGACGTAGGTAATTTTCTTAACCTACCGTATTACGATGCTGAAGGCGGTCTTAGGTACGGTATCAAGGACGATGGCACTTCTGCTACTCTTGAAGAGTTTATAGCGCTGTATGAGCAGTATAAGCAGACTATCGAGCAGATTGTATCGTTACAGATAGAAGAAACACCTGACACAACTATAAAAGACGGACCACCATGCTTACAGACGCTATGTGCCAGTAAGATAAGTGAGGGTGGACGCAACAATGGATTATTTAATATCGCAGTGTATCTGCGTAAAGCATATCCAGACAGCTGGGAGACAGAAATACTTACATACAATATGACATTTTTAGACCCACCGCTTCCTTTATCAGAAGTCAACATAGTAGCTAACCAAGCTAAGAAGAAAGATTATGCCTACAAATGCAACGATGCACCTATCAATGCACACTGTAATAAAGAGTTGTGTAGAACTAGGATGCACGGCGTGGGGTCAGCGGTACAAGGCGCAACCATAGCTAACCTTAGAAAGTACAACTCCATACCACCCGTGTGGTTTATGGATGTAAGTGGAGAGCCTTTGGAGCTCGATACAGAAGCGTTACTATCACAACCTACATTTCAGAAAGCTTGTCTTGAACAGCTGAACTTCATGCCAAGAACAGTAAGCAAGCAAGTGTGGGAGGCTCGTATCGGTGCGCTAATGACAGAGATGAAAGAAAATGAAGCGGCTATCATAGAAGTTGCAGAAGATGCAAGCACTAGTGGTCAGTTCTATGATTACCTAGAAGAGTTCTGTAGTCATCTACAGCAAGCACAGGAAAGAGAAGAGATATTGTTAAGACGGCCTTGGACAGACGAAGAGGCTAACTTAACCTACTTTCGGCTTCGTGATTTTGAGAACTTTCTTAAAAAGAATAAGTTCTTTGATTACAAGTCTCACAAGATTGCCCAGCGCTTACGGGATATAAATGGGTCCAGTTTGGTTATGAAAATAAGTAACCGTTCCGTTCGCGTTTGGGCAATACCATCCTACCATAACATGGATCATCAATTTAATACACCCGATATGGGTCCAAAAGAAAAGGAGCCTTTTTAATGACAGACGAAAGACTAGTTAAGGCTAATGGCCTTGAAGATGCAATCATAGGTGTAGGTAGCCGTATCAATATGCCTGAAGTTTTAATCTATAGTTATAATAAATGTGTAGATATATTTATGAAACGAGACGGTATGACCCACGAAGAGGCTATCGAATGGATGGATTACAACGTAGTCGGTGCATGGGTAGGAGAAACCACACCTATATTTGTGCATGAGATACCATCTGACCAGAAGATAGATGAGTTCTTAGAGGAGCTTGGCTTCGACCAGTCCGCTAACGACAACTAATGTTCAGAATCTTTGGACCACCCGGCACGGGCAAGACAACCACGCTACTCAATATGGTAGACGAACAGCTACAAAAGGGCACGAACCCTAACCACATAGCGTTCCTTGCCTTCACAAAGAAAGCGGCTAACGAGGCAAAAGAAAGAGCCGCCAAGCGTTTCGACCTCGATCCAGACGAAGATCTTTGTTTCTTCAGAACCTTACACTCACTGGCGCTGTCCATGACTGAAATAAGGACAGAACAAGTCATGTCAGGCGTACACTATCAGGAGCTATCCAAGAAGATTGGTATTAGCCTCAGCAAATCGCCGTCACTAGATGCAGAGATACAAGAGATACAAAGCAACGATCATCCTATACTTAACACAATCAACTTAGCACGGCTCAAGAAAGTAGACATAAGACAGCTCTACAATGAAACATACATAGAGTATGACTGGAACACCGTTAATTATGTCCATCAGTGCTACAAAGAATACAAGCTCAAAAACAATCTATATGACTTTACAGATATGCTCCAGAGCTTCATTGACACAGCAGATCAATGCTGTCCCACATTTCAGGTTACTTTCCTAGATGAAGCACAGGACCTTAGCCCTTTACAGTGGGACATAGCCCATGCTTTGGATAAGAAGTCGCAGTTTATGTTTGCAGCTGGGGATGATGACCAAGCCATATATAGATGGGCCGGAGCTGACGTAGAACATTTTATAGCTCTGGATGGCTCAAGCGAAACCCTGTCACAATCATTTCGTGTACCTAAATCAATACACGCCGTAGCAGAACAGATAGTCGGCAGAATAAAACATAGATACCCAAAGCGCTATCAACCCAAAGATGAAGTAGGCTCCGTTAAACATATAGCCCGTATAGATGATCTTGATTTATCTGAAGGTCAGTGGCTCATCATGGCTCAGGCCGGTTACATACTGAACCCAGTCGCTGAGACCTTGAAGTCTCTGGGATTACTCTATACGCACAAAGGCCACAGGTCTATCTCGGCTAGAATATCTTCAGCAGTGAATGGCTGGGAACAGCTCCGTAAGGGACGGTCCATTACACTTGAAGCGGCTCGTGACGTCTACAGCTACATGAGCACCGGCACACGGGTCAAGCGTGGATTTAAAAAGCTGTCTGGATTAGATAGTGATGTATTACTGGACATGACGTTCTTGCAAGAGCAGTGCGGTTTGCTAGTCGGCGATGAGCTGATATGGCATAAGGCGCTTGATAGATTGCCTGAAGAACAGCGTGTCTACATAACAGCGCTGTTGAGACGAGGAGAGAAGTTCAATGCAGAGCCTCGCATTACTGTGTCCACGATACACGGTGCCAAAGGCGGAGAAGCTGATAATGTCGTCTTGTTTACAGACCTGTCACCCGCGGCTGACGAGGCTTTTCGTGTAGGCAACGACGATGTTCACAGAGTGTTTTACGTCGCCGTCACGCGAGCTAAACAAAATCTATACATCATAGAACCAGAGGACAACAATAGGAGTTACTACATATGAAAATCAAGTATAATAGATTTTACTACAACCCTTTGCCTGACGAAGTGTGTATCAAAGAAAGTTCAGTGCATGGGCATGGTATATTTGCCTCGCAAAACATAAAGAAAAACACGGACCTTGGGGCAACACACATCAAAGTGCCTATGATACTTACATATATCAGAACACCGCTTGGTGGTTTTATTAATCATTCAGAAAAACCAAACTGTGTTTTAGATTGCACACAAGACTGGGATGACTATCTTATATTTAATATAATAACGAAACGAGCCATAGCTGAAGGCGAAGAGCTGTTACTAGATTATGAGGTATGATAGTGAGACACTTAGAGTACATGAAGATGAGATTGAAGGAGGAAGAGATGAAAGACATGGTAAACCATCCTGAGCATTACACAAACAGCTCAGTCGAAACCATAGACATAATTGAATCTATTACAGCTGAGGGCTTTCATTATTATCTGGAAGGTAATATACTCAAATACTTAGCGCGTTATAGACACAAAAACGGTATCCAAGATTTAAAGAAAGCGCAGTGGTACCTTAACAAACTTATAGAGGTACAACATGACACTTCAGATGGCGATGTTCACACCGAAGTCAGAATGGATTCCACCACACGAACTACCTGACATAACCGGCGCTACTACAATAGCTATAGACGTTGAGACCAGAGACCCTGATATTAAACAGAGCGGCCCCGGATGGCCCACTGGCAACGGCGAGATTGTCGGCTACGCTGTAGCTACCGAATATTGGAAAGGCTACCTACCAATCAAGCATATGGGCGGTGGTAATCTTGACGAGCGTATAGTCAACAACTGGATGAAAAAAGTCTGTGAGTGCCCAGCTGATAAGATTATGCACAACGCACAATACGATGCCGGTTGGCTACGGCGCACGGGTTTTACAATCAACGGCCGTATCATTGATACTATGGTCATTGCATCACTGCTTGATGAGAACCGCTTCAGCTTCAGCCTGAACGCACTAGCCTACGACTACCTCAATAAAACCAAGTCCGAGAAGGGGTTGACCGAAGCAGCAGTCGAGTTTGGTGTAGACCCCAAGGGCGAGCTTTGGAAACTACCGTCTATGTATGTAGGCCCATATGCAGAAACTGATGCTGTGCTTACTCTCGAATTATGGAGTTGTTTTAAGAACCTTATGATTCAAGAAGACATACAAACCGTCGTCGATCTGGAGCTGAAAGTCTTGCCGGTCCTGATTGATATGACATGGCGCGGTGTTCGTGTAGATACAGACCGTGTTGAGCGCACCAGAGATTATCTGCTCAAAGAAGAGAAAGCTGTACATAAGCGCATCAAGGACCTGACTAACGAAAACGTAGAAGTGTGGGCGGCTCAATCACTTGCCAAAGCTTTCGATAGCGTCAGCTTGCCCTATCCTAAAACTGAAAAAGGAGCACCAAGCTTTACCAAAGCGTTCCTATCCGAGCATACACACGAGCTACCTAAGTTAATCTTGCGCTGTCGTGAGCTAAACAAGACCCACGGGACATTTATCAGCACCATTATGAAGTACACCACACCCCAAGGGCGCATACATGGCCACATAAATCAGATCAGGTCCGACGATGGTGGCACCGTATCAGGGCGAATCAGCATGAATAACCCTAACCTACAGCAGATACCGGCTCGTGATCCTGAGCTTGGTCCGATGATTCGCTCCCTGTTTCTACCTGAAGAAGGCGAAAAGTGGTGTAGTTTAGACTACTCGCAACAAGAACCACGGATCTTGGTCCATTATGCTAACGCTTACGGCAGATCATTAGGCAACGAGCTCAAGTCAGTTAACGAATTTGTCCAAGGTT